GCAATATTTGCAGATGTTTTATAGAAAGTATAGTGGACCATGGGAAAGCGTTTGCCCGCAGTTGAATACTTAAAAAACCGCTCTTCGCAGAGATAATACTCTTGAGTCGCGTTTATAGTATCGTGATATGTAGAAACAAAACACTTAACGCGCTCAATATCGCCGTATGCATCCGTCTCAATGAAAAATCTGTCCATCGGAACGGTTTCAAAACGCAGCACGTTTTCTCCATCTTTATTTATTTTAATTAATCCGGCGCCGCCCGACAGTGCAAAACTGTACGCCTCTTTAATACTTTGAGATAATTTAGCTTTCTTAAATTGTTTGGACGCAATTATCGTTCCTGTCTCGGTATCTTCTGTATTTAAGACGATTGGCTTTGAAAATAATGTATTTATAATCCCATGTCCTATTTTCTGTAAGAAAAGCGATGGGAGCACGCCATACTCTATATTATGAAAGCCTTGTATCCATCCTTTATACATCAAAATCCGCGGACGTACATAACTTGCGTAAAACTGATAGTAGCGAGGCGAGGCTAACATATATGTGTTGTCGTATTGCGCTAGGCTAAAACTTTCGACGGACAACTCACTCCCCACTGAAAACGGCATTATGTATTTATCATTGTAATTTTCCATTGGTTACTCCCTAAATAATCAACTCTTTGAGATAGTCTAAAAACTGCTTGTTTGACTTAATGTCCTCAATGCAGGTTACTTCAATATCAAAATCGGGATGGTTTTTATATATTCGGTCTAGCCGCTCAGCGATGTAAATTTCCTCGGCATACTGCTCCATGATGTCACCGATTTTAATATTTATTACTTCTATAATTTTTGGAATACGGGACTTTGTAAACCGTGCTTTTTTATCTATTTGGACGACCTCAAGGTGCGGCTCAAAATCTATGGAAAGACCTGGATAAGATTTCTCTACCCAAGTCCTTATTTTGCTCTCAACCGCCTTGTAAACTTGGTCGGTATTTATAAATTCTCTTAGTTTCATAAGTCTCCTTAATATTTTTATTTTATGTATTGACCTTTATTGTCTATGGGCATATACTAATGATGATATAACCTGTGGTCGTGCAAGAGCCGCTTGCATGTAAATGTTGACCAGTATGTGTCTGTCAACTGCCCGCGGGTTTTTCTATTTCCATTGCTGATATTATCCAATTAAGTTTATTTCCATCGAAAGTTGGTTTAATGGATACCCTAAATCCCTCAAACTCAAAACAGGGTCTACTTTTTCGGATGTCCACCCTCTTCCCACTCGCTGTTGGTGCCATCTATTATTGAGCTACTTTTTTTAAATTTCTCCACGTAAGTTGTCACTCCTAAGCTTTTCTATAAATACATCCGCCGAATAGTCGTTGTCATAACGTGCCTTGCGTTCGGGGAATGTTAAATTATACGGATTCCGCAAGACAGTCATAGCCGCATATTGCAAGGCGTCTGTGCAGTCGTTGGGAATTGTTGGGTCTATCTTGCCGTTTTCGGCAAGCCTAAGGTCTTTAATTTGGTCTACAAGCGTTTTATTGGAATACTGGGGCGAATACTTATCTACATTCACTACGGTCAATACGCCGTTTGCAAAGGCTGTGTTTACAATGCCGAGCTGCGTTTCTTTTTCGTCTTTATCTTTGTAAGCGAATAAAGAAACATTGCGCCAACGCAGAAAGTTCTTGTCGGTCTTTTTTAGAACTACCATTTGCTGATACATTCCGCCGGCGCAGTCAAATACAATGATTATGGGAAGTCGGTGCTCGTAATTAAAATGATTGTTGATATAATCTAAATACTCAATAATCATTTGGCACCGCTCCGTTAAAGCGGGTTTGACGGGCAATTCTTTGCAGGAAATATATAAGCTTTCCTCTACCCGCATCATACCGTTAGCCCTTACGGTAAGGGCGGAGGCGGCAATAGCGTCTATTCTTTCGGCGTCGTCCACGCCTATGACGATTGAGCTTATTACGGCGCCGTAGCCCAGCTTTTTGTCAGTTGCGATAAAATAGTCGCGCGGGATATAGTGCTTGCTTTCCAAGAATGAATGGAAGCAGTTTTCCCATCCTGCCGTTTCAAGGTCTCCGAGATATATCTGTTTGTAGCTTATAGGGTCATATTTCTCAAGCTGCTTTATCTCGTCGAGCAGAGCTTTGGGTATCCACTCTACGATACAGTGATATGTGGGTTTTAAGGTTATCCATCCGGGGTCGTTAACTTTTGATTTATAAAACGAATCAAACCACATAGCCGCCCTGTCTGGATTCCCGGCGAGGATTACCTTGCTATGCCCTGCTTTCATTTGTCGCAAGAACGTAGAAAGACAGTTAAGCAAAATTGCTGTATTATGAAGCTTCTGTACTTCATCCATAACAAAAAGGCTAATCGGCCTGATTAGCTTTTTACTCTTTGTCACGTTGACATTATGTAATTCGTTGCTTTGCACCGCGTAACTTCGGATTTGATTTTTACATCCTCTCTTTTCTATGCACTTTGAGGAAAACTCCCATTCGCCTTTTTCGTTTAGCCCCTCATTTTCAATAAAGGCCCTGAACTCTGAAAGCACTCCGTCACCCGCATTTGTAAGGCTGTCTACACCGACGCACACGTCATAATCAGGGAAAACCATATAGTATATGTAAATCAGCCGCCCAAGCCCCGACGATTTCCACGAGGTTCGGGGGGAATACCATAAATTTTTGCGGCACTCTGGGATATGCATATCATTAAAACAAGGCTCGTAAATTTTAGGTACTTCTATTTCCATTATCTTTTATTCCAACGGGATTAGTATAATCTCCGGCTATTTGCGGGTCAGGTTCTGCGCCTGCCCGTCTGTTTGATTTGTCTACAAAACTGATTTTAATATCTCTATTTTCGTCAGACGAAATTTCCATTTTATCTTTGAATATCCCCAAATGCCGTCCAAGCTGCAACAATGCTTCGTCTTTGCTATATAGCTTAAACTTAAACGCACCATTGACCCCTAGCGAAACCTCTTGCACGTTGCGGGTGTCTATCTCCCGGCTGTCCTTAACGTCTACGATTGTTTTGTAGCCCACTATGGGATTACCCTCGCTATCGGTATCTAATTGCGTTTTCTCCGTCCTGAAATCAAGGTAATTTTTTATATCGTCGAATGCTATGTGCTGCAACTCTCTAATGACATCATCTTGGCTGATTTGCACCCGCTCGGCGCGAGCCGCTATACGGGAAGAAAGGTAGTCTTGCAGGTATGGTTTAGTCAAGTTTTCATTTGCAATAGCTTTGGCCGTTTTTTTGCTATATCCAGCTGCTACGGCGGCTCGCGCACCGTTAAAGTCTATAAGATATTCCTCACAAAACATCTTTTGCTTTGCCGTTAATATTTCGTTTTTGTTGTCTTGCGGGCTACCGCATTTCTTTGCCATGTCTATCACACCCCTCGCAACACATTCCTGTTGCATTCTTTGTTTGCAACAGTTTTTTGTTGCGTTAAAATTATTTTAATTTTTTATTAATTATTTTAAAAAAGTGCTTGACATCCTATCTCGATTCTGATATAATAGAATCAAGATAGGGAACAGAAATTCCCACAAAGGAGAGATAAAATGAAACATTTCAAAACATTAAAAGCCTTGGAAAATTACGCAAAACGTCACGACCTTACGATAGAAAAAGTACATGATTACAGCGCGGAAGAAACAGAGTACATTTTTGACGGTATATGTTACGCGGGGTCTGCGAATATCTATATCGCTCATAATTGTGGCTACGCTACTGCATATTACCTTAACTAATCGCAGAGTGACCGCCCAAAAGGGCGGGTAATGCGGGAGAGCCGGTTACAACCCCGGCCTAAGGAGATTTGAAAATGAAATACACAATTAATTATGGCACAGGCGCGGGAAATGAAACCGCTAAAACATTGGAAGAGGCAATAATAAAAGCAGACAAAGGCGCAGCTTATACGCAGCATGACATTATAATCACAGACGGCAACGGGTCAGAAGTAGCGCGACGCAAGTGGTGGGGAGTACAACATAACCCCAAAGAAGACGAAAGCGAAAACCCAATCGAATTTGGGACATACGGCTACTACTCAGATTGGCAAATCGCTTAACAAAGTGTCGTGACAGCGACAATAAAAAGGGTTTAGGCTGTCAGCGTCCCGCCTGCGGGCGGGGGTACCAAAAAATTAGACGGTTAATTTGCCGGAAAGGAATAAATATGAGCAAAAGAGCAGAGGAAGCTATACCGTTGGCCCGCGAGCTGTCCCACAAAGGTATTCAAGCCGGTAACGTCGCGCCGGGGCGCGTCAATATCAGCACCAACTGGGGTGGATATCGCGAAAATTCAGGCAGGAAACCATCCGGCAAAAGACCCGCGACGCTCTACGTAACGCAAGAAGAAGAGCAAAAGCTCCGCGATTATCTAGCTTCTTTGAGAAAATAAAGCACTTTTTCAATTTTCAATGTTCAAAGACCCGCTTCGGCGGGTTTTTTCTTTCCACGCAAAAGGGCGAGCACACGGCCCGCCCCTAAGGAGGAAAACTATGCCTGCGCGCTGAGAGCGAACGAACTACAAAACTCTCTCAGCTGCGAAACATACTATCGTTTTAGGACTTTCCCCCGGCCGCAAATCGTCCGAAAGGTAAGAAGTCCCTAGGAGTATTCTATCATAGAATTTGTGTCTTTTTGTGTCCTCTTTCATAGCCGCGCATATTCCTCTACACCTTGATTTTCCAATCGCCGAACGTAATCATAAACATAGTGTTGCTGTACCGCAATAAGCTCGTATGTCTTTCCTTCTATGTATTTATCCCAAAGTACTTTATAATGCCTTTCGCCGAGCTGCTCGATTTTGCGCTCTATTTCCACCAGCCTGTCCACCGTGTCAGCGATAGATTGGACATACGACTCTTCTGCTGCCGTTATTTTGTCAATCAACTCCTCCATTTTATATGGGTTCCGCCCCGTCACAGTGCCGTACTTGTTAATCGTGTATCGGCTCTGTATCGCCCGAAGATACTCCACTCGCTCGGCGCGTTTTTTTCGCATGTCCAGCAGTTTGCGGTAGGATTTCAATTCTTTTCGCGCTTCTTGTACTGTCATAAAACCTCCAACATGTCGATATCTGCATAATGCCCTGAATATAATATCGTCACCATGTAAGTAATTTTACTCGCGAAAAAATTTTCATGGTCATAATAATAAATCGTTATTCTAAATGCCTCAAACGCCCATCCATCTCGCAAATTTTCCCCAATACCCGCATAAAAATCTACAACGGGCTTTATGTCCAGTTGCATTGTTTCAACACCTAAAATTTCGACCATGTAATCCGACTTTTCGGCATAACCCTGATAAAAATTATCTAATACTGCTTTCTCGCATTGTTCTTGTGGGGTTCTTTTATCATTTAACCAATAAAAAATCCCTATTGACGCCGCTACTATAAAAATGACTGTCAAACTTACAATAATTATTTTCAAAAAAGTACTTTTATTAATCATGTTATTTTTCCTCCTTAAACTCTGTTGATATCAATCTTATTTCGAATTCCCCGATAATCTTGCTAGTATGTACCTTTAACGTTTTCTGCTGGATTTGTTTATCGACCATTTTTTTCAACAGGTTTTCTAAAAATGCGTCTTTGCCTATTTCAATTGTTCCCTCTCGCATTTTTAGGTTTTCGATTTCACTTTGTAGCTTTTCAATTTCTATAAGAGCCCGCTTCCACCAGTAATATTCTTGTACTGTCATGATGTTGCCTCCTCTATCATTCCTGCGCCGATTAAATCTCTAAAAAGGGTTCAAAAAATTCTTTCATTCTTCTTTTCCTCCAATTCTTTAATTGCAACCGCCGATACTGCGTGTAATACAGCGCCGCAATTACATTTTTTGACTCCGCGCCAAGCATAAAATTTTACTTCATTTTCGCAAAAAGGACATTCGCAAAGGTAATAACTTCTGCCGTTGGGTTGAGAAACATATTTGTTGGCTGCAATCTTTACTTTCATTATTTGCCCTCCAACTCTTTCAATCGCGCTTCGGCAGCTTGCTTGAAAAACTCGTATGCTCTTTCGTTGCCCCAACCGTTGACGCGTTTAGCCTGTTCTTCTAGCATAAGTTCACAAGCTCTTTCAATCTCGCTGCACCCTGCAAACTCGTATCGCATAGTATCTACTGCTAATTTGAAACACAGTTCTGCCTTTGCAAGCCGCGTCCTAAATTCAGTGTTTTCAGCTCTTAAGATTTCTTTTTCCTTTTCTAATTCTTCAATGCGATAATCTTTTGCCCATAGTGCGTCGTGGATAAATTCTGTTATAACCTCACCGCAAAATACAAACTTGTTCCAATTTTTATTATTGCCGATTTCAATTCCCGCGCGTTTTTTTACTAAATTTACTTCTTTCATTCTAATTCTTTTAACCTCGCTTCGGCTT